AGCCTTGTTGGAAATTTGGCACCACGGGCACCGCGTTCACAGGTGCAACACTAGCAATAGCAAGAATTGCACCTAGGGCGTATGTCTTTTTTATATATGAAAGGTTTCCCATGATCAATTTCAACTATTAGTCAAAGACTGAGATCTCGCTAACAAACTGACCAGTAGTTGTAGTACCTGCTGTATTAGTTCCTGTAAGAGTAACAGCATGTGCGTTAGTAACAGTACCAACAGAAGCAGATCCTGCAGTACCACCAGAGTAGTGGACTTGGTTACCGAACAGTGCTTCATCAGTATTAGATCCTGCAGCATCACCTTGAGTGAATGACTGACTGAATGAGAAGGATCCTGTTCCTGTCTGGGTTCCTGTAATTGATCCGATGCTTGCTACACCTGTACTTGAATCATAGGAGTTAATACCAATACCGTTCGATACTGCTGAACTACCAGAGGCAGCAGGAGTATGTGACGTTGTTACGTTCGTACCAGAGATGGAGTACGAGTTACCCATTCTAGTATAAGAGTTATATCCTGCTTCTACAGAATGCTGTAGACTGGACTGATGTTTTGTGACGATTCCACCTGCATGTGCAGCACTACCTGCCATGACCAACATAATGAGAGGTAAAAACTTTTTCATTTTTTCTCACATGAGTTCTAATCTATATAGGTTTGGTATTCCTTACAAAAGAGTTCGGTCTGTACCATTCTCTGACACCAAGGAATATGGTTAAATAATAGTGTGATGCTTCGGGTCACACATTCACACTCGCTTAATAAGGAGCACTATGACAAACTTACAAAAATGGTCCTCAAAGGACGTTAACGCTATTTTTGATGCAGCAAATCGCTACAGTGTAGGACTGGATGATTTGTTCTACAGACTGCATTCATACGGAGTAGGATCTCCAGGTGGAGCATACCCTCCATACAACATCGTCAAAGAAACAAATGTCAAATGGCGAATCGAACTTGCACTAGCAGGTTGGAAAAAAGAAGATATCGAAGTTACTACAGAATCTAACATTCTGATTGTTAAATCAAAAGTTCAAGAAGAAACACCTGATGAAGAACAATACCTACACAAAGGTGTGGCAGGTAGATCTTTCACACGAGGGTTCAACTTATCCGACGATGTAGAGATCGGTGATGTTGAGTTCAATAATGGACTGTTAACAATCGAGTTGAAGAAAGTTATTCCAGAACACCAGAAACTTAAAGTGTATGATATTCAATAATCATCATTAAGTCTCTCTTGATGTTCAGCATTGTTTAAACAATAAGCATGGACATCCATCTCCATCTTATAATGTGCGTGTGTATGAATCACTTGGATTACACCCAAGAAACCAACAATGCACAGGTTGAGTAGGGTGACGGGATGATAAAGATACTTCATATATAATATGAACTAAACAGAGACCCTTCGCAGGTCTCTTTTTTATGAATATTTATTTGAATCTAAAACCAAATAATTACGATGGAGAATCTGATCTCCTAACATTAGACTTGCCAAAGGATCATTTAGATGATATAATGCGTTATGTGCGACCGATTGCTGATAACACTAAGCAATCAGAGCACAAGATCCTAAAGGATCTTATTCAAGAGTGTGTGTTTACTATTTCACAAAGGAACTATGAGCGTAAGAATCGTAAGAACAAAAAACGGTGAGGATGTTATTTCCGACCTGTTCGAGGTAACTACTAAAGAAGATCCTGAGAAAGCAGTAGCATTTCAACTACGTTATCCTTATAATGTTTGGTTGGAGAACCGTGAGGAACCTGAGTTGCTTACGGAAGTTGAGGGGCAAGAACGTCTCAACAAAAACTCAAATCCCAATATTCGTTTTGAACCTTGGGCACCTCTATCAAAGGATAGGAGTATCATGCTGAAACTTGATGAAGTTGTCAGTGCATACGAAACTTACCCTGAGGTAGAAGAAAAGTACAACAAAATCGTGGAGGCAGAAAGTGGAAGAGGAAATGCTGCAACAGGAGCTTCGTTTGATCCTCCTCAAGGATCGACCCCAGTATCTGTTGGGTCAGATAACTGAACTAGACGAAGAACCTAGCATCTTAATCGAAAAATGCTATGAAGTGCTTGGGGATGAGGAGATTATTGCCTTCCCTAAGTACACAGAACAACGTGACTTGTTCTTGACAAGTGACCAGATCTTTACTATACTGGAACCGAGTCCCAAACTAGTAGAGATCTACAAGAATCAATGAGTTCATTCTATACGAACATCCAACTAGCAGGAGACACGATCCTTTATCGAGGATATGAAGACGGTGAACCCGTTCAGTTTCGTACACAGTTCTCTCCTACTCTGTATGTTCTATCTAAGAATGCGACTGAAGAATACAAAACCCTTGATGGTCGTCCAGTAGCACCGATGCAGTTTCAGACTGCACGAGAGGCACGAGACTTTATCAAGACCTATGATGGGGTTGAAGGATTCGAGGTCCATGGTTATGAACGGTTTGTCTATCAATACATTCGTCGGGAGTTTCCTAACGATGTAGAATATGACATCAACCAAATCAAAATGTATGCGTTGGACATCGAGGTCCAGTGTGATAACGGTTTCCCTTCAGTAGAGGAGGCAGCAGAAGAAATGCTGTCGATCACCATCAAAGACATGGTGACTAAGAAATACTACTGTTGGGCAATGCGTGAGTTTGATCCCCCTGAGGGAGTTGAAGCAAAGATTTTCTGGACAGAAAATGAGTTGTTTACAGACTTCCTTACTTGGTGGGCACAGAATACTCCAGACATCCTGACAGGATGGAATGTCAACCTATATGACGTTCCGTACATTGCTCGTCGTGTAAATAGAATACTAGGTGAGAAGTGGATGAAGTCTTTGTCCCCTTGGAACCGTGCAAACGAACGAGAAGTCTATGTCCAAGGACGAAAGAATTATGCTTATGACCTTAGTGGGATCAATATCCTTGACTATCTTGACCTTTACCGTAAGTTTACTTATAGTAACCAGGAGTCATATCGACTCGATCATATCGCTTTCGTCGAGTTAGGTCAAAGGAAGGTTGACCATAGTGAGTATGAGAACTTCAAAGATTTTTATACTCGTGACTGGCAGAAGTTCATGGAGTACAACATTCAAGACGTTGAGTTGATCGACAAACTTGAAGATAAGATGAAGTTGCTTGAACTTGCCATCACAATGTCTTATGATGCCAAGGCAAACTTTGAAGATGTATACTCACAGGTTCGCATGTGGGATACAATCATCTACAACTATCTTACTGATAGGAAGGTTGTAGTGCCCCCTAAGAAGGGCGCAAGTAAAAACGAAAAGTATGCAGGTGCTTATGTCAAGGAACCGATTCCTGGATGCTATGACTGGGTGGTCAGTTTTGATCTTAATAGTCTGTATCCTCACCTTATTATGCAGTACAATATTTCCCCAGAGACCCTCGTCGAAACTCGACATCCAAAAGTTACAGTTGATCGAATCCTTCAAGAGGAACTAACTTTCAACGATGACTACTGTGTATGTGCTAACGGTGCTCAGTATCGTAAGGACATTCATGGGTTTCTCCCAGAAATCATGCAGAAGATCTATGATGAACGTACCATTTACAAGAAGCGGATGCTACAAGCAAAGCAATCCCTTGAACATGCCACCACACCTGCAGAAACCGTGGCACTACAAAAAGATATATCAAAGTTCAACAACATCCAAATGGCAAGGAAGATTCAACTCAACTCTGCCTATGGTGCCATCGGAAACCAATACTTCCGATATTACAATCTGGCAAATGCTGAGGCGATTACTCTCTCAGGGCAAGTCTCGATTCGTTGGATTGAAAACAAAATGAATCAGTACCTCAACAAGGTACTAAAAACTACGGACAAAGATTATGTTATTGCTTCTGATACTGATTCTATCTACCTTAATCTTGGTCCTCTGGTTCAAGGTGTATTCAAGGGCAGAGAGACGTCTACTAAAAGGGTTGTCTCGTTCCTTGATAAGGTGTGTAAGATGGAACTTGAAAAGTATATTGAGAGTTCTTATGAAACGCTCGCCAACTATGTCAACGCTTATGAACAAAAGATGATCATGAAGCGTGAGAACATTGCTGAAAAGGGTCTATGGACTGCTAAGAAGCGATACATTCTCAACGTGTGGGATAGCGAAGGTGTTCGCTATGAGAAACCCAAACTCAAGATCATGGGACTGGAGGCAGTCAAGTCTTCCACTCCTATGGCATGTCGTGAAGCGATTCGCAAATGCTTTACTGTTATCATGAACGAGACAGAAGAGGCAGCACAGAAGTTTATTGCAAACTTCAAGTCAGAGTTCTCATCGTTGCCTATCGAAGACATCTCATTCCCTCGCGGATGTAATGGGATAAATAAGTGGGCGAACCCGACTACTATCTACAGCAAAGGCACACCCATTCATGTTCGTGGTGCCCTGTTGTACAACTTCTACAACAAGAAGAACAAACTGACCCATAAGTATCCTCTGATTCAAGACGGTGAGAAGGTCAAGTTTGTGTACATGAAGACCCCAAACAAGATCAACGAGAATGTCTTGAGTTACCTTCAAACATTTCCGAAGGAGTTTGGATTGAACAATCATGTAGACTATGATCTACAGTTCTCTAAGTCTTTCCTTGAACCTGTCAAGGTTATCCTAGACACTATCGGGTGGAAACATGAAAAAGTCGCATCACTGGAGTTTTTATTTGCATGACAACTAAATATGTGGTATCATATCAAAAAGCATTTGGTATCCCTGACAAGAGAGAGCAATCTTTCAAGGAAGAATCAGAAGCAAAATGGTTTGAACGTGCCATGAAACGTTCTAACTTTATTACAACTATGACGGAGGTCAAAGAGTGAACTCATTTCTTAAGGATGTTGCAAGTGAAATTGATAATGAATATGCCAGTCTCGTCTCTGATGGTGTTTCGGCAGGAGATACTTGCGGTTACATTGACACTGGTTCTTATATCTTTAATGCTCTCTGCTCTGGAAGCATCTATGGGGGTGTACCAGGGAATAAGATCACTGCTATCGCGGGTGAGTCAAGCACTGGTAAAACTTTCTTTTGCCTTGGCATTGTTCAACATTTTCTTGAGTCTAATCCAGACGCAGGAGTGATCTACTTTGAGTCTGAGTCTGCTATTTCTAAGCAGATGATTGAGGACAGGGGTATCGATTCTACTCGCATGATGATCGTACCTGTAACTACAGTACAAGAGTTTAGGTATCAATCAATCAAGATCATTGACAAGTATCTAGGACTCAAAGAGAAAAAACCTATGATGTTTGTTCTTGATTCTCTTGGTATGTTATCAACATCTAAAGAAGTAGAAGACTCTGAAGCAGGTAAAGAGACTCGTGACATGACTCGTGCACAAGTTGTGAAGTCTATCTTCCGAGTTCTAACTCTTAAGTTGGGTAAAGCAAATGTTCCTATGCTAGTTACCAACCATACATATGATGTGGTAGGTGCTTACATTCCTACAAAAGAAATGGGTGGTGGTAGTGGACTCAAGTATGCAGCATCGAGTATCATCTATCTGTCAAAGAAGAAAGAAAAGGATGGTAAAGAAGTAATCGGTAATATCATTAAGTGTAAGAACGCAAAGTCACGTTTAACAAAGGAGAACTCAGAAATTGAAACACGTCTTTACTACGATCGTGGACTTGACAGGTATTACGGACTACTGGAGTTGGGTGAGAAGTACGGAGTCTTCGAGCGTCGGGGCAATAGGGTTGTTGTTGGGGAATCTTCCGTTTATCCTTCTGCTATTCTTGCCAATCCTGACAAGTATTTCACCGAAGAAGTAATGCAGAAGTTAGATGAAGCAGCAGCAAAAGAGTTTCGCTATGGCAACTAAACTTACAGACTATGTTAGAACGTATGATAACTTGGTTGACGCTGATCTTTGTCAGAGGATACTTGAAGCGTTTGGAAAATCCAACAGCGAGTATATTGATAGAGAGCAGCGACCTTCCTTCACGGAACTAAATCTCACAAACAGACTCAAAGCAAAAGATCCTCTTTGGTGTGATATCCATATCAAACTAGAGGATGCATTCGTTGATGCTGTTCAGATTTATATGAATGATCTGGAGTTAGGTCCAGACTTTCCTGCAAAATATTGTTTTGAAGAACTAAGACTAAAGTACTATCAAAACAATGGACATGATCAGTTCAAAGATCATGTTGATGTACAAGATTACAATAGTGCTCGTCGCTTTCTTGTTTGTTTCTTGTATCTAAACAGTGTTGGGATGGGAGGACAAACCCATTTTCCAAAGTTGGACTGTACAGTTGAACCCAGATGTGGTAGAATATTATTGTTCCCCCCTACTTGGCAGTACAGACACGCAGGACTACCTCCTGAGTCCAACAACAAGTATATCGTCGGCACTTATTTGCACTATTTGTAATGTCACTTGAACTCACGATTCTATCGAATCTTGTATATAATGAGAAGTATGCTCGGAAGGTATTACCCTTCTTGAAGGTAGACTATTTTACTGAGAAACCTCATAAGATTCTCTTTCTAGAGATCCATGAGTATATCAGTCAGTATGATAATCTGCCCTCACTTAATGCTTTGTCTATTGAGTGTCAAGAGAGGAATGATCTATCTGATGAGCAGTTCAAAACTATCATAGAAACTTTAGATGTCATTTCCGATGATCCCTCAGACTACGATTGGATCGTTGATACTACGGAAAAGTGGTGTCAAGAGCGTGCGATCTACCTATCTCTTATGGAGAGTGTCAAGATTGCTGACGGTCAAGATTCCAAGCAGGACAAGGGTGCGATCCCTGCTATCCTATCTGAAGCACTTGGTGTATCGTTTGATCAGAATGTTGGTCACGATTACCTAGACAATGCAGGTGATCGATATGAGTTCTACCATCGTAAAGAGGATAAGATTCCTTTTGATTTGGAGTTCTTTAACAAGATCACCAAAGGAGGTTTACCTAACAAAACACTGAACGTTGCACTCGCAGGTACAGGTGTTGGTAAATCTTTGTTTATGTGTCACGTTGCTGCTGCAGCACTTCTCCAAGGTAAGAATGTTCTATACATTACTTGTGAGATGGCAGAAGAAAAGATTGCAGAGCGTATCGATGCTAATCTTCTCAACATCAATATCCAGAAACTCGCTGAGTTGCCTCGTATGATGTTTGAAAAGAAGATTATGCAACTAGGAAAGAAGACTCAAGGTAAGTTAATCATCAAAGAGTATCCAACTGCTTCGGCACACGTTGGTCACTTTAAGTCTTTGATTGCTGACCTTGCGTTAAAGAGAAGCATTAAACCTGATATTATATTTGTAGACTATCTCAACATCTGTGCCTCTCAGAGGTACAAAGGATCTATTGTAAACTCGTACACTTATGTTAAAGCGATTGCTGAAGAACTCAGAGGACTTGCTGTCGAAAGTAACGTCCCGATTGTCACCGCGACACAAACGACTCGCTCTGGTTTTGGGAGTTCTGATGTTGATCTCACTGATACGAGTGAATCCTTTGGTCTCCCTGCTACTGCTGACCTCATGTTTGCTCTTATCTCGACTGAGGAACTTGAGGGGATGAATCAGATTATGGTTAAGCAGTTGAAGAATAGATATAATGATCCGACTATGAACAAACGATTCTGTGTCGGCATTGACAGAGCGAAGATGCGACTCTATGATGTTGAAGATTCTGCTCAGACTGATATCGTTGACTCTGGTCAAGAAGATCTAGAAAAGAATCTAGTCAAACGTTTCACTTCCAACAAACCTTTCGATGCACTCTCCTATGATTGACTTTTTAAAATACGCACAGTTCGTCAATGCTGTGACTTCAAGCGAAAGTAAGTGTGGAGACGCATTTACAGAACGAATTGCAGACCTGCATTATCAAGACTTTCCTACAGAAAGGATGTTGACTGCTGCACTAGGACTATCTGCTGAGGCAGGTGAGTTTACTGAAGTAATCAAAAAGATTATGTTCCAAGGTAAACCTGTCAATGAAGAGAACATGTTTCATTTGAAGCGTGAACTCGGTGACATCATGTGGTATTTTATGCAAGCATGTATGGCACTAGATGTATCTCCTGAGGAGATCATCGAAATGAATGTGGACAAACTAAAAGCACGTTACCCAGGTGGCGAGTTTGATGTTCACTTCTCTGAAAACCGTAAACAAGGTGACGTATGATTGGTAAACTAGACCCAGATGAAAGGGTTCTTGCTGAAGCACAACCCATGCAACTCACATCAGAAATGATGCATGAGATTAACTGCCTTATGGCACATACTAAGAAGGATGGTTCCTATAACTGGTTACCTACTGATCAGTATGAGATTCAAATTGCAGGTACTTTTGCTGCAGACAAATTCATTGTTATCAAGAATGTGTCTAAGAATCCTTGGGTTCCTTCAGAACCTCATCCCAACTATGACTATGAAAAAAAGGAGTTTAAAAAATGATGCATTTATTTGCAATTAACCCAGTAGAAGCATGGAATGAAATCTCATGGGCAGACGCAGTGCCCTTTATGATTTGTTTGTTTGGATTGTACTGGACTAAAAAATGGATTGATCTTAGGTTCGCAAAGAAAGGATCTAAGATTGTATACAAAGTTAAGATCGTAGAAGATGAGAGGGGATAGACACTGGGATCCAGTAGAGGATCTTGAGAACGAACTCATCAACGAACTTAAAGATATCACCAAAGCACTTGGTGGTACTATGTGCCAGTTACAAAGGTGTAACAGCATGGGTAGACAAAGTAAGGTCATTCAGATAGAATACAATGTGGAGGAGACTAAACGTTGAGAAAAGTATGGCGAATATGGGCAAAAGCACTTGGCGACAAATCTGGTAAATCTGACAAAGAGGCAGACTTTGTTGCTATAATTCGTACATTCATTTTCATTCAACTCGTAGTCACCAACTGTTTCATCGTTGCAGGTAACATCAGACACTGGAACGATCATTATACACGACCTCATTATGAACATATTCGTGACTGACCGAGACCCTATCGTTTCGGCACAATCCTTACCCGACAAGCATGTGGTCAAGATGCCACTCGAAACTTGTCAAATGCTTTCTATTGTTTTTTCACACTGGTACTTTGACTGGGGTGATGATCTAGTAAAGAAGATTGATGGCACACCATACAAGACACAACATGGTGCATTCCGTAATCATCCATGTACACAGTGGGCAGGAGAATCCTTTGCAAACTGTGCATGGTTGATTCAACATGGTTGTGCATTGTCTAGAGAATACACTCATCGCTATGGCAAACAGCACGGTTGTGCTGAGACATTATGGGAAGCAAAGAAAACATTTCACAGGTTCAGTGAGAAGGCGATTGTTATCTGGAAACAAGTAGAGAACTTTACTCGTGCAATGCCAGAGCAATGGAAGTATAATGATAAGATAGATACTATCACTGCATACAGATTGTATGTTTCCAGTAAACCATGGGCACCCAACAACTATCTGCGTGACCCATCTCGTAAACCCATTTGGATGAACTATCTTACATCATGAAGGAATTTGATTATGACCTCGATTACAAGAACCTTGATTTTACAGTTGAAGAAAATCGCAAACTTTATCGTATTGGAAGGGGAGAGCAAGGAGTGCTACTGGTACGCCCTTACACTAACGATATATGCTCTCATTGGAGATTTGTAAATGAAGATACTGCTCGCCAATCTGCTGCTAAAATATACGAGATGTTCGTTGAATTTCGACGGAGGAAAGATTTTATTGGAATGGACATGGCGAGGAAATTCTTGGAGATGGGTTTTACACGAGCAAGAAGGTACGCTAATCATTCAAGCGGACGCAAGTACACTAAAGGTGGTAAAGTTAGACCGCAAGAAGTAGACTGGAAGACGAACGAGAAAGCAAAGGCAGCAGCAGTCTTTAAGGAAGTCCGTGATAAAGCAGCATACGACCCTAAATATCAAGAGATGAGAAAGATTTGGAGATCTGAAGAGTAATGGCAGTAAAAGTTCCTGCACAGAATAAGAGAGCATTTGAAGATGTCATGGATGCCCTTGGTGGCGATGACTATGCTTACTATCTCTTTGATGTGACTAAGATTGAACAACCAGATTCAAAGAAGAAGGTGCAGATTGCAATCAAGGTCTTAGTTCCTCAGGCAAAAAGGGCAACTGCTACATCAAATATCAGTGGTGCACTACAGAAAGCAGGATATGAAATACAACCTCAGAAAGCAAATGAGATTAATGTTCCTATCACAAAAGATAAGAAGCAGTTCATAAGAATCTCAGTCAAACCAGAGAACACTAAAGGTTCTGGTGGTGGTGCAGCAGCAACTAAGATACAAGAGACAGCACAGTGTGTGTATGCTGCTATGAGATATTACTGTGGTGATGTAAAGAACTTTACTATTGATGATTATAAGTGTGGAATGAGACATACTGATGCCCCAGGTGTCAGAATCGAAGAGATCATGGACATGTCAAAGGAGTGGAAAGAATCTTCTTGGGCAGGTGCAAATGAAATCTTTAAAAAGATTGGTGGAACTGGATGGAAGTTTGTAAGAGGTGATGCCACGATTGATGATGGTGCAATTAAGGATGCCTTTAACAGAGTTAAGAAACAAACTAGACTTTCGTCAGAAGACAAGTGGAATCCTGCTGATATCTGGATGGTTAAAGCAAATAAAATTAATCAGGTAAAAGCACATCTTGATAAGG